CCTTCGGGCGAAAAAAAACCCGCGATTAACGGGCATGAAAAAACCGCCCGTAGGCGGTTTGGCTAGGTTGTTGGTACGTTTCTAAGGCTCGAATATATCGACGTCGATGACCGAGGCAAAGAGGTCAGTTTCCGGGTCGTAGCCGCTGGTTTTGTTGGTGGTCACCATACCGGCGGCCAGAATGGCCGATTCAGCCTGTGCGGCGGCGGCATCGGCCTGCGTGCGGGTGTCGCTCCAGCAACGGACTTGCAGCGAGACATCGGCACCGAAATAGTGACCAGAGACGCTGCGAATGGGTACAGTGGATTCTCGCGCGAAGACGACGGCTGGATAAACGCAATCTTCTGGCAAGACGTCCGGGTAAATGCGTGTCGACACGATCGCCGTGAGGCCGGCGAATCCGGACAGCGCCGTATAGATTGAGGTTTCTGCCGACATCATTTGGCCTTGTTGAATTTTTCAATCTGTGGAATGACGGAATCCATGAAAACGCGCACGGCTTCTGGCCCTTTGCTGGCGGCGTTGGACAGGAAACGCTTGCCGGGAATGAACCGTGCTTTTCCGCTGGCGATCCGGCTGGCACGCTCGGAGATTCGGCGGCGCTGTCCGCCATTGATCTTGTGCGGCCCGCCGGCGGTCCATCCGAATTCTTGCCAGACCCAGTAGTAGGGGTCGTTGGGGTTATCCTTTCCGGCCCTGCCAAGCTTCTTCTGGCGCGCGCCGCGCAAGGGGCGTACGCCCACGAACACGCCTTCATCGCCGGCTCGCCGAGCGTTCTTCGAGGGGCGCACAACGATGGCGCGCTTCAGCGTGCCTGATTTCCGGTTTTTCTGCGGCAAGGCCAGGACCGGCGCATCGGCTTTGGCCGCTTTGCTGATGACCTGAACCGCTTTGCGCAACGCGGTACGCACTGATTTCTTTCGCACGTCCTTGGCGACGCTATCCAGCGCTGTTTTTAGGGTATCGACGCCTTCCAGCTTGAGGCTGATTTTATCGGCCATTGCGGATGCCGTTGACGGCCATGATTTCCAGCGTTCCAAGGTAGGGACCGGTTCCCGGAATAATGCCGGTGATGTCGTAGGGCTCGCCATTCCAGGTGAATCGCATGTCCGGGGTGACGCCGGATCGGGCGCGGATAAAGACGCGAATGTCGACGGCCTGCTGCATCTGGTTGGCGGTGTAAAACTCGCGCCCACGCAGCGGTCGGACGGATGCCCATAGTCCATGATCGGACGTGTTCGTGACGGCATCAATCCAGGTGACGACTTCTTCGCCGATGCCATTGCGCGTTACCTGCTTGCTCTGCAGGATGATGCGCTCGCGGAATTCTCCAGGTTGCGGGCGCATGTCAGCAGGCGTGATAAACGATGTAGGGATCGAGCAGGCGATCGACGAAGGGCAAGGGCCGGTAGCTTTGTTCCACCAGGCCGTCCGGACTGCCTAGCATCTGCGTGGCGTGCACGATGATCCACAGCCGTATTTCCTCGGGCACGTCGCTGGCACTGTCTCCATAGCCAACATTAAAGCGGACGCGCAATGAATTTGCGGCATCCAGTGTTTCTGGCCAGCTCGTTCCGTACGCCGGAAGCAGCCAGCTCGGCGTGCTGGCGCTATCGAGCGAATAAAGATTGTTGGCCATCGTCTGTTCGGCTCCGGCCTTGTCGATATACTTGACGCTGGTGATGCTCTGCACGTTCGGTAGCAGGAGGTCGATATCTGCATCCGGGAATCGGTCAATGACCAGTTCGATGGTCTGCGTGATCAGCGCGCGCCCGATTCTGGCCTCGGCATGTTTACGCAGTGACTTGATGATGATGGCGGCCTGTGCGTTGTATAGCGTGCTTTCGCTGTGGAATGCATCCAGCACTTCGGCTACGCTCACCGGCTCAATCGCAGGCTGGGTGATGGTAATCAACGGCATTATCTGGTTCCTCGATTGGTAGCAGCGGGGCGCGTTCGTGATGTCGGTGTAACACGTTGCGCGGCGGTCGATACGCTTCGGCAACGGAGAATTTCTGCGTTTTGACGTTGCGCGCTTTCATTTGTGGCGCGATGGCTACCTTCATTTTCCGAACGGTCTGAGGACTGGTAACCAGCCTTCCTGACTGTTTTCTGGTCACTGCTGTTGAGGCGGGCGGAGGGAATAATAGCCGGCGGAGACACGGTCCCAGCGCAACCCCATCCAAGCCATGATCCGATTGACCAGGAGGTAGTTGGCCAAGCGCTCATACCGGACGCCATTCGTTGCCCGCCGCGCCAGCGCCCTGCAGCGCTACGCCGTTTATCTTGCGCACATCGACGCCCGCTATTGCCAAATCCGCCATGACGGCGCCGGAGACTGCGCTGGCGGTCGGCGGGGCTGCGGAAGTGAGCGTTCTAGAAGCCCCTGACCATACCGCAGATTCAATAGCGCTGGCGCTTGGTGGCGTCGCTGATGTCAGTGTGCGAGAAATGGCCGACCATACCGCCACCGCATTATCTTCTGCGCTTGGTGCCGTTCCCCCGCCACCAGATGTTAGCGTTCTGGTTGTGGCTGACCACACAGCCGATTCGATAGCTGTTGTGTTTGGCAATCCCATCAACTGCGCCGACTCCGAGCCCGTCAGCCCACTCACGCCTGTTTCAACAACATCGGGCACGCCGCTGTAGTCGTTGTGGATCGAATACGACGTCGGGGCAATAACGCTGGTTCCGTCCGATCGATACAGGCGGACATTCAAATCGGTGAAGCGCAGGGCCATACTTGAGTTGATGTTCTCGATCTGCAAGTCGAGCACATCAGTATTGATGCGGATAGCGGCAGCCGATACCAACGTGATCGCACCGAACAAGTATCGGATTCCGTTTGCTGTAGTTAGTACGTAACTGTACCAAGCGCCGAGACGGGCCTTAGTTGTCGATCCATCCGCGTCGTTGGAATCAATCTCGATCACCCCCGTCACATCCAGGGTGAACTCCGTCACTGTTGATCCATCGATTCCCCAGGCTGAATAGACTGGATCAACTGACTGATTGAGCAGCGCAGAGAACCCGGACACCGAACTGAATAGCCCGGTCGATGACGCTTCAATGTATCCCATCTTGCATGCTTGAACTGAGATTACATCGCCGTTGGTCGCTTCGGTAGTTACTGTGTAAGAGTAGGCCGATCCGGTCACAAAGACGTTATCGATTTCGGTTGACGTCGTTACATTGACCAGCCGGACCCGCGTATTGGGAAGGACAGCAGCAACGACCTGTACGGGGATGACCGGAGCGTAAGTTGTGCCGTCATCGGCGGTGTAGAGGTCAAAGTCAGGATGCGCACTGCTTCCACGAAGCACGCGAACTCCTTTTAACGCGGCCCCGGTATCTCCATAGAGATTGCCATTGACTGTCTTGAACTTTGAACCGTTACTGCGCACCAGATCATGGAGATTGAAGTTGTTCAGGCCGCGCACGTACTGCAATATCTGCTGACCAGAATGAACGCCAGAGTCCGTTATAGTGATCGAGAATACTTTGCTGTTCCACGTTACCGGGCTAGCGCCGTGATCGGTGATTGAAATTCCAGTTACAGTTGCAGCCCCTATTCCGTTAGGCGTCGGAGCCAGTCCCACCACATAAAGCTGATCTTCGAGCGTGCCATAGGTAGCGATGGCGTCTTGTTCGGCCTGATCGTAGCCATCTCCCTGTACCTTGAATACGCCGTATCCAGCGTAGCTGATGCTACCGTGGCTAGTATCCCCGTAAATCTTTACAAGTTGGTCAATGTTCCCGGTAGCCGCGGCGGATTGTGTTGTTCCTCCGTCTGTCTGCTGGTAGCGAACAGTCATCCAGGCTGGCACGCCTACGGAGAGGAACGCGGCCCAAACCGCCGTTGTTGCTCCGGCTGAGGATAGATAGCGCAGACCATCACGACGAAGATTGGCGATCGAGTTCGGGTATCCGGTGAGGTCGAACTCCCACCCATCGAGCAGGGTGAACGAGTTTGGGCCGTTGGCTTGCAACGTAAATGCCTTGTTGCGCAGCGATGTTTCAGTGCGCCATGCTTCAACCAAAAGCGAATAGACATTCTGCAAGGTCGATGCGGAAGTCAGCCCGAGGCGCTTGGTGCCGTAGATAATGAAGATATTCGATCCGACGGTGAGACCGGTTGATGTTTCATAGGCCCGGTCAACCACTGGCTGTATCGTGTTAGACAGCACGCCCCCCGATGTTGCGCCAGTTACGACGACGCCCGTTACGCGGATAGGTAGGTAGCCATCCTTGAAAATCGTGTAGTCAAGGGTTCTTGATCCGGTAGCGGTTTCGCTCCAGGATTCGCCCGTTCCGCTGCTGGTCGTTGCGAAAACTTCCGTAGTTGTTCCGGCATCGAAAATGCGCAGCGTTGAGCCGGCGATCAGTCCGCTGAAGGACAGGCCGCGCACGTTCGAGGTCGGCACCGTGTAGATTGTGCCGTCGTCTGCTGTCATTGTAGCCAAGCCCGTAAGCGGGGTGCCTGCCTGATCGATGATGCGAACGCCCTTGAGCGTTGCGCCCGCGCCTCCGCTTTTGCCGCGCTGCGAGATGTACGCGCCGCCTGACTCTTCCATCAGTACATGCCAGAGCAAGCCGACTTTTCCGCCCCATGATGCCGTTGCCGCGATCTTGGCCTTAATGTGGGCGAAGACTTGCGCTGCCGTGCGGGTCGGGTACGTTGCCAGATCGACTACGACGCTAATTGACCACGATTTGCTGTTCCAGGTTACGGGTGAGGCGCCGTGATCGGTCACAGTAATCCCGGTGTAGGCCAAGGCAGTTGCTACCGGGTCAGTTAGCGATGCGCGAGCGATCTGATTGACGTAGCCGCCAAAGGAGACGTTGAAGGCGGTTCCAGCCGTTCCGAGGGAGTAACTTGTTTCGGTGATCGCCCCTTCAATTTCGTCAAAACCGTATTTGCGCACTCGATACGTCCAAGGGCCGCGTGCTGATCCTTGTGTATGTCCTGTGCCGGTACTTCGCAGTACGGTCAGCGCTACCGTTGATGCCACTCCGCTGGCCGTCGCCGAGCTTTCGACAGACCAGTCCGAATCTCGGATAGCCGCTAGGCCGCTTGTGTCTTGCAGATTGGTGTAGTTGTCAGAGTACGAAATATTGACTGTGGTGTTTGCCGCGGCTGAATTTTCAGGACTGAAAGTCTGACCAGCGCGGAAATCAGACGAAATAATGTTCGTACAGTTAACTGTTTGCGCGTAGTTGTAGTAATTCCACCAGAATGCATTGGTTCCTACATCCAGGATGACTGCTCGCTTTCCAGGATCGGCGCCGCGCGTGAACGTCCCTACAATGTCCGCTGCGAATACAGCGATCGGGTTTCCAGAATTGCGCAGTACCTTGAATTGCCCGCCAAGAACTGTCCCGTTACCAAAGGAGAGTAGAATCTGGTTTGATCCGGCCCCGGCGAACGAGCAATTCTCAAGAATGTGATTTGCTGGAACTGTCCATACATTTCCACCCTTGCACGTAACGTCTGTGCCGTCGAATTTGACATCGAGCGCCCACAAGAGCGCCCAATCCGTGCCGTAATTTGACGGATTAGCGCCGGCTGCGAAGTAACATGGAGAAGCGCCCGTTCCGCCGTGCGATCCACCCCACATGCACAACCGAGCTGACGTAGAAGTAGCAACGAACGAATTGTTATACGTCCCTGCCGTCGTGATGATTGCGCATCCGCCATACCATGTCTTCGATGCCCAGTTCTGAAGATGCCCAAAGCTGACGAAGCCCCCGGCGATATTCCACATTTCAGGCCGAGACGTGGCGACTGTGTTGACTACAGTCACAGACTCATCGTGAAAAGCTAGGCTTTGTGGCTGTCCGCTGGTGCCGAACGTTATCGTGTCGCTGACCGTGATCAGGTTTCCGCTTACCGCAATCCCGGCCTGCGCTACATCTGCCCAATTCTTTGACACAAGAACCAAATCACCGACAACTTGTGAGACAGTCGCTCCAGTCTTCGGGTCGAAGAACTGCGTTTCAAGTTGTAATGTTGCGGTATTCGTCCAGGATCGCACAAACGCCATGCCTTTGAAGACGTTGGCCGAGGTGAACAGATCAACTCGCCTCTGGACGGCGAAATCACCGGAAACAAATGGCGTAGTGGTAACAGCAACAGATGTCGTTCCGACTGAAGCCACCGCAGCAGCGGTGTATTTCCCGCCAGTAATGGTGATGGTCATTGTGATTCAGCGCGTCTGTTTTATTGAACTTCGACCTGATCAACCTCTTGGTTTAAATTTTTCGTTTCGTGCACAATAACTTCTTGTCCAAGATCATTGATACAGTAGGAAACGGCTTCGCTGGCGGTGTCTATTTGTCCTTCAGTGGCTAGTGCTTTGGCGATCTTTGACGGGAATTCGACAACTTGATTAGGCATGTAGCCAACTCCGTCTAGCTGTATGGAGACTAGGATTCGTGCTTTTGTTCTCATGATGGTTCCTTTCGATTAGATTTAAAAAGACGCTGAAAAATAAGCGCCTTCTTATTGCATCAGGTGATCTTTGATACCGGTTAGGTTGCGCTGTTGGTGTAATATTTGACGCCACCACCGACATCAACGAAGTTTCCGCCGCTGCGCATCCAGGCGAGAAATCCGATCTGTCCTAGTTTGACGTAGGCGGAGTCGTCGAAACGGAACATCTGCATGTCAATCACGTCGCGGATCTTGTAGAAGCTGAAATCACCGAACAGGATTGACTTGGCATTGGCGGCCATGACCGCGACGTCCTGATTGATGACAATAGGGTAGCCGAGAAGCGTGTCGGGCATTGATCCGCCTAGCCCATCGTATCCTGGCATGAAGATGGGGCGACCCGCTGTGTCCTTCAGTTTGCGGATGACCTTGAGCGATGAATCGTTCATCATGAAACTGCAGTTTCCGAGCGAACGATAGGCAGGATCTACGGAATGAACGAGGTCAACCAAGTCATCGAAGATGACGGTCAGGGTCTGGCCCGTGGTACCGACCTTTCCGGAAGATGCTGCAGTGACGACACCGTTCGGCTGTGCGGTTCCTGTGCCTGTCGTGTAGTAGGTGTTGGTGACCCGGCCAAGACGGGTGACCAAGCGCTTCTGGATGAAGGATTCCATGTCAATGGAGGAATCCTGCATCAGCTCGAACGGGACCGCGACAATCTTTGAGCTGAACTTGTAGGTCTTGATGGTGGCGACGCCGAAGGCCGGGTCAGCACCGGTGGCGGTGGTGTTTTCACCGATCAGCTCGCCCGTTTCGGAGTTTCCGTCTGAGGTCGGGAAGTTGATGTCGTTACCGCTGGCGGTGCGGAAGACTTCAGCGACGGAGCGCATGCCACCGTAGGCTTTAAGCGCATCAGCGACCGCCGTGGCGACTTCGGTGGGGACCGTGTAGCCACCCTGTGAGGGGGTGCCGACTGACATGGTGTTGCGCAGGACTCCCCAGTCTTCCGGCGTCATCAGGTTATCGCCGTTCTTCATCAACTTCCAGAACGCCTTCAGGTGCTCGGGGCGCTTTTCGTCATGGGATTTGCGCTCGGCGATATTGCGCACGGCATTGGTTTCGGCGCTTTCGGCGATAGCATCCAGCACGTTCTGGATTCGCTTCACTTCAGAATCAATGTTGGCGATTTCAGCCATGGCCTCATCATAGGAGGCCTGCAGGCCGGTATTCCACTTGTTGCCAGGGTTGGCGTCAAGCATCTTGTGCAGGTTCTGGGCGAGGGCAGAGCGGCGCTCCCGCAGGGCTTGGATGGATTTCATCTGTTTTCCTTTCAAGGAAAGTTGGCGAAAAAAAACCGCCGAAGGGCGGTTTGGTTCTGCGGGCGCGGGAGCGTCTAGGCAGTCTTGCGCTCCACCAGGTCGATATATCGGCGGAGGTGATCGGTGAAGGCCGTGTCGTTGACGGCCTCGGGTTGTTTAAGTAGTTGCGGGTCGATCGCAGGCAATGACTTCGGCGCTTTTTCCCAGGCAGATAGGTTCCATTGGGTGGTATTCTTGGGCGGCGATTCTGCAATGCGGTCGGCAAATCCGTGGTCGATTGATTCCTGAGCAGTGAACCAGGTCTCGGCGGCCATCCAGTCGTGGATGGTGGATTCGTCATTTCCGGTTTCCTTGGCGTAGGATGCGATGAGTACGCTATCTACCTTGTCGAGCAAAGCGACGGTCTGACGCATGTCGTCGGCATTGCCAAAGGCGACAGTCATAGCTTTGTGAATCATGAACATGCCGCCTTCTGCGATGACAACTTCATTGCAGGCCAGTGCGATCCATGACGCAGCGCTGGCGGCGTATCCGTCGACGTGGGCAATGATGTTGGCGCTGTGCTCGCGGATTGCCTGCGCAATGGCCTGGCCGGCGAAGACTTCGCCACCGGGTGAGTTAATGCGCAGGTGGATGGTCTTAGCATTGATCGCCATCAGTTGCTTAACGAAGTCAATGGCGGAGACGCCGCCATAAAGGCTGTCCGAGACGATGAAGTCGTAGAGGTAGATCGTGGCTTCTTCGCCGCTTGTTTCAACTGCGAAGAGGCCACGGCCGCGATTATCGGCCAGCAGTTTGTTGAGCAGGTTCATTTGCGGCTCCTTTGCCGTCAGTCGAGGTGGATTTGCTGATGCCATCGTTGAGGCGGTCCCCGCCTTCGATAGGCGGCTGATTTTCGAGTTTGCGTATTTCGTTGACGGTCATCCAGCCAGGTTCGCCGGCCCGTCCTAAAGCGATGCGATAACCTTCGTTTCTGGCCTTGTAGTCGCCACGTTCCAGCCCTGATGTGTTGAATTCGGCGAAGTTTCGGGCGATCCTGAAGCATTTCCGGTTGATTTCTTGCTCGATCTTGACGAGGTGGCGCTGCAGGGTGTATTTGACGAATCCAATGGATTGCTGCTCGATGCCGGTTCCCCAGCTCGTGGACTTGTCGGTAAGTCCGATCAGGTGCGGGGGGACGCCGTAGAAGCGGGCGATGTCCGAGGCCTGGAAGTTGCGGGTTTCGATGAGCTGGGAGTCGCCGGGATTTAGCGAGAGTGCCTTGACGTCGCCACCGCCCGCGAGGATGGCCGGGATGTGGGCGTTTCCAATGCCGGAATAGCGGGCCATCCAGCTTTCACGGAACATCTTGACTTGATCCGGATTCGGGTTATTGGGCAGCGTGACAACATAGTCAGGCCGGGCGCCATTGCTGAAGAATCGGGATGAATATTCGTCGGCGGCCAGCGATAGACCCATTGTCTGGCGTGCGGCGTGACGTAAGGGGGATAGGCCGCGCAGTCCGTCGAAGCCAAGACCGGGAATATGCAGCATGTCGTCCTGGTCGATGGCGATAATTTTTCCTTCCTGACCTATGAAGGAATAGGCTAGGCGGTCTTCGATCTTGGAGACGCTGACGTCGAGCGGATGGATCAGCTCGAAGGCTTTGATCGCATCACCTCGGCGCATGATACGGGCGAAGGCGTCGCCATGTAGCAGGAGCGACCAGGCGATGTATTCCCAAAATACGGAGGCGGAATAGGCCGGTGCGGGCTGTTCGTTGAGTAGCCACCAGAGGTCATGGTCGATGCGCTTGCGTGAATCCTGGCCACGTTGGTAAATCTGTAGCGGGAGACTGGCGATAGCGCCGCCGATCAGGCCGATGCAGGCGTAGACAGCGCTGATGGCCATGGCGGTGCGTTCGGTTACAGCCGGTCCGGCGGAGGATAACGAGCCGGCGCCGGTCAGCCATTCGTAGAGCTGGCTGCCTTGTGTTCCTGAGCTTGTCTTGTAGGTTGTCGACGCTTTGATGGCCTGGCGTTCGGCCATCCATGATTTGAGGATGACGGACCCCGGCTGGGCAACTCGTTCGGCGTTGTACCAGGGTTGGTTCATAGAATAATAAGTTCCAGTGTTGATGGTTGCTCTGGCTCAACGGCTAACGCTCGGTTCATGGCGACTATCGTCGCTACGGCGGCGTCAATCTTGTTGCTGGCGCGGGCTTTGCGCGGGAATACGTTGTCGTTGCGGTCTTGCTTGACTTCAACGTTGCTCATCTGCCAGACGTAGCATGGGTTTCCGTCATGGTGGAAACGTCCGGCATCAATCAGGGCTTCAATTTCTTTCATTGGGTCCGACATGTATCGGACCTGCTGCGGTATATCAACGACGGTGAGCCCTTCTTCTGCGAGGTTGGCACCTAGCTGGTGTCCGCCCCAGGGGTCTTTGGCGACCTCGCGCAGAGGTGCGTTGCGCGAAATGTCGAGCACGTCTTCCTGAATTTGCTCCAGGGCGATCATGTTTCCCGGCGTTTCAATCAAATGGCCGGCATTGACCCAGGCCGCGTAGTGGGCGTTTTCTTCCTTTTGTACCGAGGATTCCGGCGCGTAGTTGCGTGAAAATGCGTAGTAGTGCCGGGCATCGTCGACGGTCCGCCAGAATAGGTAGACGGCGCTGGCGATGTCCTGTTTGCTTGCCAGGTCTAGGCCGGCGACGCCGCCGTCCCAGTCGTGGCTATCGATTTCAAGCGCTGAATCGCCGGCTTTCTGCAGGTTGGCCAGGTTTATCCAGGGCGATGCAGCAGCGACCCATACATTCAGGTGCTTGGTCTTGAATACGTTCTGCTTGCGCGAGTCGGATTGGGCATCGCGCTGTTGCAGTAGCAGGAACTCGGCATCAACCGAGATTCCGAAGTTCGGATTGGCTTTGCGCAGGGCGGTTTCGCTGGTCCAGTCGTCATCGTCGTCGATGGTGAAGATGATGCCGAAGCGCTGGTCGTTGCTGATGACGCCTTCGAGGATCTTTTGCAGTTCGAGCTGGTGCAGGTAGCACGGGCCGGAAATGTCGGAGCCGGCGGTGGTGATGACCAGCATCAGCGGCTGTGATCGGGCGCCCATGCCGGTCTGCATGGTGTCGAACAGGTCGCTGGTCTTGTGTTCGTGGTACTCGTCAACGATGGCGCAACTCGGCGATGCGCCGTCTCCCGGTTTTCCAATGACCGGCTCGAACTTCGAGTTGTTTTCAGCAATCGACAGGTTGCTGACGTTTAGCGTGAGGCCGTAGTTCTGTACGTAGCGCGGCGTGGCGCGGGCCATGAGCAGCGCGGGCCGGAAAACTTCTAGCGCCTGGTCCTGCGAGGTGGCTCCTGAATAAACTTCCGCGCCGAATTCTCCGTCAACAGCCAGCATGTAGAGGCCGATGACGGCGGCCAGCGTTGATTTCGCGTTCTTGCGCGGAACGATGATGTCGGCTATTCGAAACCGGCGCTTCGATGTTTCCTTGTGCACCCAGCCGAACAGGCTAGCCAGGATGAATATCTGCCACCGCTCCAACTTGATGAGCTGTCCGCGCGCGGCCCAGTCGCCTTTAATGTGCGGCATCAACTCGGCGAATCGGCAAATCCGTTCTGCCGGTAAATAGTTTTTTCCGCTGGGATCGGTGAGTTCCGGATTCCATAGGTAGGGGAATCTGGCGCTTCCAACTTTTTCCAGATCGTTGAGATGGCGCTCGCAGGCCAGGCGGTGCCACTTGCAACTGATTACTTTTCCCTCGACGACATCCTTGGCATACTCGGTGGCGATTTCTCCGAAATAGGCTATAGGGACTTCCATTCGTCTTGTGTTGCCTCTTCAAATAAGCTGGCCTGGCGGTTGTCAGACGGCTTTACCCTGGATCTTGACGATGGCGACATGCCAAAGCTGGCCAGGTAGCGGTCACAGTCTTGCTGTAGACGTCCAATGATGCGTAGCAGCGCCGATTCGCGCATGAATCCAGTTGGTGTCTTTTGCGTAAGGACGGCTTCGGCCTGATCTTCGCCCGCTTCCTCAGCCAGGCGACGGCGCGATTCAAGCGCTGTTTCAGCCAGGACGAGACGCCCCCATGACTGGCAGTAGATAGCCAGTGCAGCGCGATCAAGCCGGCTGATCAAGCCGACTTCTTCCAGCTCAACGGTAATCCGTCGCCACTCTTTTCGGGCTTCCTTCGACAAGTGGCGCGGGATGTCAGGGACCGCTACTTCCGGCTGCACCCCATCGGACAAATCGAGCGAACGGCGGCCAGGATTTCCCCGTAGGAACTTGATTACGTTCGATTGCGGCTTAGGACCCCGAGCACCCATCATCACCCAATAAAAAAAATACGAAACTTGCGCCCGAAAAAGTTTTGC